ATCTGGCTCAACAGGTAATCTTACAAACAACTCTACACACAATGGTTTCACAATTACATGCCCCGTAGAAGTTAACAATGCATGTGGTAGAGCATTTAATGGTGAGTTAGAGGCTAGTTATCAAATGAAAGTAGGTGCTGATGGTACATTAATTGGTATAGATGGTATTGAATCTGGCACAACTTATACATCAACACAACAAAAATTAGATGGTGGCATACAATTAAATAGTTTAATTAGTATGCAAAACTGTGAATGGGCAGGTTCAGCGACTCCTTGTGGTAAATCAGATGGTGCACAAGATAGTTACAAACTACATATAAAAATAAAAGATGCACAAGGTAATACATTAGCTGACATGACTACTACAAGATTAGATGATTCTGGTTATTATAGTAATAGTGTACAAAATTTAGATAATCTTGTTTATAATGGTACAGGTGCATCCTCATATGAATGGTATTGGGAAGGTTATGATGGATCATTAAGTACAACAACATCAACACTTGGACCAAACTTATTAGGTGCAGAACTTAGATTAGATTTTCCAATAGAAGATCATGAGCCTTTATCAGTGCAAGAAATAGAAGATATTAATGAAGCATTAGACACTGTTGATCTAACAGAGAATGAAATCTATGATATTATATCTGGATTAGAATCTATAATTGAAGAAGAGTTTTTAGCATCAGGTAAATTAGAAGAAGAAAATAGAATTGAAATAAGTTTTGAAGAAGGTATTGTAATAGAAGTTGCATCTAAAGAAACAGGTGCAATTACAATGGAGGCATCAGCAGCACAAGAAATGTTTGCTCCTATTATGGAAGAGATGCCTGTAGAAACATTAAAAGAAGAAATGGTTGCAATGGTAAAAGAAGAAATGCCTTTTATGGAAATGATGGAAGAAGTATCATCACCACCTATGATGGAGGAACCACCAGAAGAAGAACCTAAAGGTATGTCTAATGGACCAGTTGTAGAAGAAGAACCAACAGAAGAAGAGCCAAAGGAAATGCAGGCAGGACCAATGGTAAGAACAGAATCTCCTCAAGAAGAACCTGAAGAAACAACTACAGAAGAGCCTATAAAAATGGCAGAAGAAAAGAATGATGAGCCAGAAGAAAAAGAATCTACTAGCGAAAATACTACAGCATCCGTTGTTTCATCAAAGAAAAATATTAAACAAAAAAAAGTACAATCGAAAAAAAATATCAATGCAAAACTGGAGAAAGTTATGACAAAAATTGACAAAGAAATAAAAAATTCCTCAAAGAATTTACAACTTAAAAATCTTATTAAGATGGATGTTATGATCGGAGAACAGTTATCATTAGCTGTATATGAAAATGTAGAATTTTATAAACCTAAAGTTATATATTTAAAACAATTAGATATACAAGATGATAGAGAAATATATTCTGATATAACATTAGCTAAGTATACTGACAAAGATATTATAGGTATTAAACAAAAAGAATTACAGTTACTAGATGATAAGAAACAACAACTATTAATTGAATTAGAGGTATTAAAAAATGGATAAAATTAAAGGACAACTAGCAGGAGTTGCAGCATTACTTGGAGTCATTGCCGCAATAGGTGGTGGTTTTGTAAAGTATGGAGAAGTCATGACTAAATTAGAAGTATTAGAAGGTGCATCTAAAAGTATTGATATGAGTTTTTTATCAGAAATAAAAGTATTAGAAGAAAAAGTATCTAAGTTAGAAAATGCAGACGGATCTCATACACATGATACATCTCATACACATAGTAACACTGCAATTAAAATTGTAGAAAAAGAAATAGATTTATTAAAAGTACAAATAGAAGAGATAAAGGTTAAATCAACTAACCCACTAGCAAATAACTAATGCAGCTTAGTGGTCATTTTAGTTTGAGAGAATTAACACAATCTCAAACAGCATTACGTAAGGGTATCGACAATAAACCTACACCAGATCATATAGAAAGTTTAACTGATCTAGCAGTACAAGTTTTAGAACCTACACGTAGGCATTTTGGTAAACCAATATCAATCTCTAGCGGCTATCGTAGTGAGGCGTTATGTGAAGCAATAGGTAGCAAAACTACATCACAGCATGCAAAAGGTGAAGCGGCAGACTTCGAATGTTTTGGAGTCGACAATAAAGAATTAGCAAAGTACATTAAGAATAACCTAGTATTTGATCAACTAATACTAGAATTTTATAATCCAGATGACCCCTCAAGCGGATGGGTGCATTGCTCATATAGTAAAGAAGAAAATAGAAAACAATCATTATTATATAACGGAAAGGATTATACAGAATGGCTTACTTAAATGCAAACATACCAGTAATAGAATGTTATGTTAGAGGTAATTTTTTAAGAGATCAAAAAGATTCACACGATAAATACTTTGAGGTTGGTGTATTTGGATTTAGTTCTATACCAAACAGAGTACCTATGTTTCATTTCTTAATGGAAGATGGTGGGCTATGGTGGAGAGCACCTATATCAGCTTTCTGTTCTAAACCTGGAGTAAAAGAATTACCACTAGATGAGTTAGTAATGTGGGATAGCTTTAGTTATAATGTAAGTGTTACAACTTTTTATGAACTAGCTGGTGCTACTATGCAATACACATCTAGACGTAAAGTAAAACGTAAAGGTAAATACTTATTTACAATAGATTGGTGTGCAGGAGATTTTAATGAATTAAATTTTGGTTATGCAGAGAAACCAGATCAACATAAATGTGGTCATGTGATTGCATTAGATGATGGAAACTATGCAATACAACCAAACAATAGACTTAAAATGTTTGATGCATCTATGGGTGTTGACCCAAACAAAAACTTAATTAATAGATTAGTAAGTAGTAAGATATACTCTGTAGAAAATTCAGCTAAATGGATTACAGATGAACATGAAGAAGGAAGCTACGATTATAAAATTAGAAATTTAGAGGAGGAAAACGATGACAGTTAATAAAGCAGGAAACTACACTCAACCTGGTAAAAGAAAACAAATATTTAATAGAATAAAAGGTGCAGCTACACATGGTACAGCTGCAGGTAAATGGTCTGCAAGAAAAGCACAAGCATTAGCTAAAGCTTATAAGAAAGCAGGTGGAGGCTATAAATCATAATGGCATTAGCAAAATCACAAAGATCGCTTAAGGCTTGGGGAGATCAGAAGTGGAGAACAAAATCTGGTAAGCCATCAAGTAAGACAGGCGAAAGATACTTACCAAGTAAAGCTATAAAATCTTTATCATCTTCTGAATATGCTGCTACAACTGCAGCTAAAAGAAAAGGTAAAGCAGCAGGTAAACAATTTGTTAAACAGCCTAAGAATATAGCAAGTAAGGTAAAAAAATATAGGAGTTATGCGTAATGGCTAAAGCAGCATGGACTAGAAAAGAAGGTAAGAATCCTAAAGGTGGATTAAATCAAAAAGGTCGTGATAGCTACAACAAAGAAACAGGTGGTAATTTAAAAGCCCCTAGTAAAGAAGTTGGTAATCCAAGGCGTGCTAGCTTCTGTGCAAGGATGCGTGGGATGAAGAAAAAACTTACTTCAAAGAAAACTGCTAATGATCCACAGAGTAGAATTAATAAAGCTTTAAGAGCATGGAATTGTTAATGAGAGATACAAAACTTATTGATGCATATGTAGTTAAACAAAACAAAAGTAAAAAAGAAAAAGAATTATTTAAAGTTTTAAAAAAAGAAGTAGAAACAGGTGCTAATGGTACTCAAAACTACATGATAAAGAAAGGTATAAATAAAAATACAATAGCTAAGAAATAAAAAAGGGGAAGCGTTAACTTCCCCCAGCAGGCAACATAAGGGCTCCTTTTAGGGAGCCTTTTTTTTTGGTGTTAAATCTTTTGTATCATTTGTTTAATATCATCTTCTAGTTTTTTACCAGCAGAGTTTGCATGATTAATAATTGCTGCACATAGATTAGCTTGATACTTATATTCTTTTAAAGCTTCTCTTATTTTACCCACTGGCTTTCCTCCATAATCAATTACAATAGCATTATCTTTATTTAATCCAATCTTTAATTCAAACAATAGACCTGTATGTTTACTTATATTATTTTTTTGCATTGGCTTCCTCTGTTTGTTTTTTAACAAAGTCTGCACCAATGTTAGGATCTAATTGATTTAATCTTGATAACATATTCATAAGGTTTGCTACTTCTCCATATGGTCTAGTCATAAGATATTTTATTAAGTCTTGTAGTTGCATAGAATCTATGAGATATGTGCGTGATCCTGTACTATTATTTCCTTTCTCTTTAGTCATTGTGTTCTCCAAATTGTTTGTGTATTGTTTTTATATTTTCTTCAGCAGTAGAGATAATATTTATTAGTTTATCTAACTCTTCTATAAATTGTGGGTGCTCACCAATTGCAACAGGGTTATCTAAATACACAACAGCTTTAGCTTTAGCATCAGATATTTGTGCTGTATACTTATCATGCAATGCATCTAAAAACATCTCTCTCATTTCTCTCATTCCTGCCCCCTAAATTGATAATACTTATCTTCAATAAGATCAGCATCATCTAAGTAAGGATTAAATTTAGCTTGTACAGATTCCTTTGCATCTCTTATTGTTTGGTTAAGTGTTCTACCTTCTTTTAAACACCCTGCTACAAAGTCTTCTACCTCTACTATTGCTTGTTTAACTTGACCCATCTTTGACCTCCTTTACTAGTCTATTTAAATACCATTGTGCTTTTTCTAAATCTTCCAATGGCTCTCCTTTAAATTTATATCTTGAAACATACTTCAAGACATTACCTTTTAAGTATCCATGATACTCATCATTCTCCATACAATCACGAATAACATCTATAGTTTCTTTCTTACCATGTTT